GTTAGTTAATAGATTTTATACAGCTATGTGGTATGAGAGGGAAGTTGGTGATGGAAATGTAAATAAATGTGTGCATGGAATAATCGATTATGTGTATGGAGATGACAAATTGGTAGGAGTTAAGATACATCCTGAAATATTAAACGCCAAGAGTATGTTGAAATTTTTTACGTCATTGAATATGGGTTTTACGGACAGTTTGAAAAATGATATTGTAACAGAGTTTCAAGAAATGAGTGAAGTTACGTTTTTAAAAAGATTTTTTAGGTACCATGATGAGTTGGGACGAGTGGTTTGTCCATTAGAATTACGGACGTTACAGAGTGGTATAAGTTTTTATGATAAAACAAAGGATTTGGATGTAGTATTAAAAGCTAAGATAGAGACTTATCAGCGAGAATGTTATTTGTGGCCCGAGAGAGATAATTTGTTGTTAGATTTTGAAACCCGCCTGAGAGAAAGGGGGTATGCTCAGTATATTTTAGATAGGTCCTACTTAAAATCTGTGTATCATAATGCCGAAGATGTTTACCTTGAGTTAAATTGGGGTGGAACACAATATATATAAATATATTATTTATTACAACATGTATATACGCATAATAATCATTTAATTTTATATATTTTTATAAGTGAGTGACGGAGAGTTGTAAATATTTTAAAAATACGTTGTAGTATGGGCGTTAATGGAGCTCATGCATATCGAAAATAAATAATTCATTACAAATACAAATAATTCAAATTTGCTATCTGACCTAAGTATAATGGGTCAAGAAACCACTACTGATACAGTGGTTAAATCGGTATCAGAAACTGCAGAAAATTTTTATTCTGCAGTGCGTACGCGATCTGCAATAGAGTCAGTTCCACGGTATACGAAATTTCCAACGTTGGAGTGTGTTCCCAAGAAATTGGAAATGGATTATTCAGTTATTTTGAATAAACCATTTTTCATTAAAAATGTTAATTGGGTTAATACAGCTAATGTTGGTACTGTTTTGACTACGTTAAATATTCCATTGGATATTTTGAGTAATCCTTTGGTTCGCATTCCGTTTACGGCTTCATTGTATTATCGTGCTAAGATTTCTGTAGTTTTACAAGTAGCAGGAACTCCTATGCATGCAGGTCTGTTGATTGCATCGGCTTTGCCTAATGGAGCAGATTCAATGTTTCAAGCAGGTGGTGCTATAAATGGAAATTTGAATATGAATAAGTATATGGCAGCTCCGCATGTTTTTATGAGTGCTAATGAAGCTACTCCAGTAATTTTAGAGGTTCCTTTTTACGTAAATTCAAAATTGGCTGCAATCACTATTAATGGCTCATCGATAGTCCCTGAGAATGGAAATTATGCTGAGGTAGTTGTCTCGGTAGTAAATCCTCTTACCCCTCCTACGTCTGGTTCTACGAGTTTATCTATCTCTGCTCACTTTATGTTTACTGAATTGGAGTTTTATGCGCCTCATGTAGACCCAGATTGGGTTCCGCAGGGGTTTGTAGCGGAGTCATTTGTGGAAGGAGCTAAGGGTTTTGTGACCAATATTTTTGATCGAGTTACATCTGGCGTTAAGACTACTGTTAGTGATGCGTATGATTTAATTTCATCTACTAAAGCACAGATGTTTGATTTTATAGATTCCGGTCGTGCATATTTGCGTGCTTTTACTGGACTACATAATCCTTCTGATGCTACTATTTCATCCAAGATGGCAGTTCAGCTACGTCAAAATACTAATGTTGTTGATGCTCCAATTCAAATAGAAAAGTTAGATCCTTATTCTCAATTTAGTCATTTTACACGAGATTATACATTTGATACAGATATAGACGAAATGTTGCTGTCTGAGATTTGTTCCAAACCTATGTATGTAGATACATTTGGTGTTAGAATCTCGAATGGAGAAGGAGACGTATTGTTTTCGCGACCAATTACACCTTTTCAAGAAATAAGGGGAGCAGTTTATAATGAGTTGGGCGTTGATAGAGCTACAATTCAAACTACTTCGTTACTTCAGAATATTCATTTTCTATCACGGTATTGGAGAGGAGGATTGAAATTGCATATACAATCGGT